GTCTATGGTTGATCCCAAGCCAAAGAGTAAGATTATAAATACTGTACACGATTCTATCGTCATGGATGTACACCCAGACGAGAAGAATACTATGATTGAATTACTAAGAAGGAGTATGTTATGCATATCTAAAGAATGCAAAGAAAAATTTGGTGTTGACTTTGATATGCCTATTGATATAGAATTAAAAATAGGCCACGATTGGCTAAACTCACAGGAGATTGAATTAGCATGAGCGCAGTTATGAAGATTGAAGATTTTAATGATGAAAACGTAGCCAAGATTGCGGCTATGATTGGACAGGTAGATGAGAGTGTAAGTGCTACTGCCGGTCTACCCCGTCTAGCAATTGAACAGCAGAACGAAACCAAGGAAGGCGATACCCTGCCAAAGGGTTCTTTCCGTTTGCGTATTGGTGATAAGTCTGTATACAGTAAAGAACTGGAAGTGCGTCTATTTGTTCGCTATTACTCCTACAATCTTTGGAACAATGAACAGCCAGAACTTTCCGTTCGCACAGTGCTTGCGCCCTCACTCAGTGATAACTTTCCTGATACAAGTGGTGGCAACAAGTGTGGTAAGCTATCTAAGGATGAGGTATCTGCACTTCCCGCTAACTCCATTGAACATGCAAAGCAGGATAGCATTAAATGTACACAGCTTGTATATGGTATGATTACCTCTGCACAAGATGCTAAGACTACTGATGGAGAAGAAGTAGAACTAAAGGGTACTCCGTTTATCTGGGCAGCAAGGGGATCAGCCTTTATGCCTGTCGCTAACTATATCCGCGAAGTCCCATCCAACAAGATCATGTTTGGGCAGAAAGCGAAAGTATCTACTAAGCGTAATGTAAATGGTAGTGTTATTTATTATACTCCAGTATTTGATAAACCAAAACCTGCTAAGGTACAAGAGAGTGATATTGAACTTCTCAATACCTTTATGGAAGATATCGACAAATGGAATACTAGAGTTATTAAAGAGTTCAAGGATCGTAAAGATTCTGTAATAGCTAGAGATGATCTAGATGTTGCTAATTCTTTAGAGGTGGCGGATAGCATCTGATGTCATCAATGCTGTTACATAAAGTACAGCATTTCCTTGAGAAAGCGTCGAGGGGTGAAGGCGAAGGTCTTCCCCCTCACCTTATCGAAGAGTTTAAGGAGATGTGTGGCTCCGCTATCGAAAGGCAGTTTGCTAGGAAACCTGAGTATCGGGTACGTATGTCCGGTGTAGGTAAGCCCCTCTGCCAACAAAAGATGTCTATCAGAGAGGACAGAGAAGAAGAGGTAGACTACACTCTCGTAATGAAGTTCTTGTTTGGTGATTTGATAGAGGCTGTTGCTGTTACAGTATTGAAAGCCTCTGGCGTAGAAATACAAGGAGAACAGGAAGCTGTTAGTCTTGACATTGGTGGTACAACCTTAAGAGGAACCTACGATGTAAAGATAGATAACAAAATATATGATATTAAGAGTGCTGCTCCCGGTTCCTTCTCTATGAAGTTTGCAGCTAATCGTGGCTACAACAACATCAAGAAGGATGATGTTTTTGGTTACGTGCCACAGGGCTACTTATACTCTGAAGCTGCAGGTACTTCCTTCGGTGGTTGGATAGCAATCAATAAGGCTACTGGAGAGTGGGCTGTATGTGAAGCACCGCTGGTGCAGGATGAGGATAGAGAAGAGGCTCTAACCTTAGCCGATAATAATATAAAAGAAGTGCTTAACAATCCTACTATTGATAAGTGTTTTACAGACTCTATAGAAACTTACAAAGATAAAGCAACGGGTACTGTTAAGAAGACAGGCAATCGTCTTATGGATAGAACCTGTGGTTACTGCGGCTTCAAAAAGTATTGCTGGCCTGATGCTGCTTATAAGATGTCTGCTACTTCAGCAGCTAAGACTAAGCCTAGAGTATGGTATACAAAGCACGTAAAGGATGAAGTGTAATGCCCTTATATATGCCAGAAAGAATTAGCGACTTAGAAATACAACAAAACCCCTATGCAACCTTTGTTTACTTTGATACAGTAAAGGGCGATTGCTTTGTTCAAGACAACCTGCATGTTAAGTCAGCCGCCACTAATTCTAATCTCATATGCATAGTTTTTGCAAAAGATATGTCACCGGATGGGTTTTGGTCGAAAGAAGAGTTTAATAGCACTGGAAAGTCTGCAATATCTGAGGGCTTTGTTGAAATACGTAAGCAAAGACAGGTCAACAAACTTGTAGTCTTTCCTATGGTGCCTTTTTCACTTGCTAAATCAACCGCCCCTGAATGGGTTCAAGACTATATGGATAAAAAGTATATAGATATGGTAAATTTAGGGTTTACACATGCGATTTAGATCAAAATTTGAAGCTGAAGTTGCAATGTCCTTAGACAGGCTTGGTGTATCCTTTGAGTTTGAGCCTGATAAGATACCCTTTCAACCGCCGCCAAGGGTCTACATACCTGACTTTTATATACCTAGAAATGATATGTATATTGAGGTTAAGGGCAGGTTAACACAAGGCGATAGAGTTAAACATCTGCTAGTACAAAAACAAAACCCTGACTTTAACGTTAAGTTCTTCTTTGCAAACGCTAACAAGAAGATATACAAGGGGTCCAAGACTACCCATGCAGATTGGGCAGAGCGCCACGGCTTTGATTGGGCGCATAAAAGATTGCCTGTGGAGTGGTTTGATGAGTGATGATGGGTTCACGTTCAATCCTGACGAAGATAGTGTCATGGATGAGGAGATGAAAAAGAAGATTTCAGAAGAGACTTTTTTTCTCTCTCCTGACAGGCTATACATAGTCTTAGACCCCATATCTATTGACAAGGTTACTGTCCGCGCATATGATACATCAGACTCAGAAGAACTTAGCGCGGCCCATATTCTACAGCAGGGTATGCTTAGTCTTCTGGAAACGGATTATGATTACTTAATGCAGATAGGACATGAAGCTACATTAGAAAGTATATCAGAGCATCGTAGTAAAGAAGGTAGTACAAAGATTACTGTCGATGAAGTTTATGACAATGTGATACGGGTTGAATTTAGCAAGGACAACTAATGCCGGATGAGAAAAAATACTTAAGCTCTATACAAGCTATAGATAATGACAAAGAATTATCTTACTCAGTAAATAATCCTGATCATTATAATCAAGGAAAAATAGAGACTATAAATATTATACAAGACTCACTTTCTCCAGAAGCTTTTCGAGGTTATCTTAAAGGTAATATATTAAAGTATATGTGTAGATATGAGTACAAGGGTATGCCTAAGAAAGACCTTCTTAAGGCCGAGTGGTATCTAAAAAAACTTATTAAAGAGGTAAAGAATTAAAAATGAGCAACAACTACTTCCCTACAGACTATCAAGAGTTTATCCACTTGTCTAGGTATGCCCGTTGGTTGGGGGACAGGCGCGAGTCTTGGCCTGAGACAGTCTCAAGATACTTTGATTTTATGCAGGAACATCTAAAAAAAGACCACAACCATACCATTCCTAATAGAGAGGAACTTGAAGAGGCTGTACTTAGTCTTCAGGTAATGCCCTCTATGAGAGCTTTGATGACTTCCGGTCTTGCTCTTTCTAGAGATAATACCGCAGGATATAACTGTTCATACATTCCTGTAGACTCTCCGCGATCTTTTGATGAGATACTGTACGTTCTTATGTGTGGTACAGGAGTAGGCTTTTCATCTGAAAGAAAGTATACAGATAATCTACCTGTTGTTAACGAGCATTTTGAACCTACGGAAACGACTGTTGTTGTGCAGGATAGTAAGGCAGGGTGGGCTAGGGGCTTGCGTGAGCTAATTGCCTGTCTCTACGCAGGTCAGGTGCCAAAGTGGGATTTGTCCCGTCTACGCCCTGCGGGAGCGCGTTTAAAGACCTTTGGTGGCAGGTCGTCCGGCCCTGCCCCTCTGGATGATCTTATGAACTTTACCGTAGTTCTGTTTAAATCTGCTGCGGGTAGGAAACTATCTCCGCTGGAATGCCATGATCTTGTATGTAAGATTGCAAGTGTTATTGTTGTTGGTGGTGTGCGCCGCTCTGCACTAATCTCTCTATCTGATTTAAACTCTAACAGAATGCGTGTTGCTAAGTCTGGTGATTGGTTTAGGGAGTATCCCTACCGAGGGCTTGCCAATAATTCTGCAGTTTACGACGAGCGCCCAGACATGAACACGTTTCTAAAAGAATGGTATTCTTTGTATGAATCAAAGTCTGGTGAAAGAGGTATCTTTAATCGTGGCTCCGCTAAAAATAAAGTTAATAGTATTGGTCGTCGTGATCCTGATCATGTATTTGGAACTAACCCTTGCTCTGAGATCATTCTAAGGCCTTATCAGTTCTGTAACCTCACAGAGGTAGTTGTTCGTGCGGAAGATACTGTTGGCTCTCTTACAAAGAAGGTAGAGCTAGCAACTCAGCTAGGAACTTATCAGTCGTCACTTACTGACTTTAAATATCTAAGAAAGATATGGAAGCAGAACACGGAAGAGGAAAGGCTGTTGGGGGTTAGCCTTACTGGTATTCTAGACAATGTGCATCTGTCCAAGGTGGACTCTAATCTTCCTAAAGTCCTTGAGGGGCTAAAAGAAGTGTCCATTAAGAGTAATACTAAGTTTGCTGCTAGCTTGGGAATAAACGCATCCACAGCTATTACCTGCGTAAAACCTTCAGGAACTGTATCTCAGTTAGTAGATAGTGCTTCCGGTATTCATCCTAGACACAGTGAGTACTACATCAGAACTGTGCGAGGAGATAACAAAGACCCTCTTACTCAGTTTATGATACAGAAGGGCATACCTGCAGAGCCAGCTATAGGCAATGAAGACAACATGACAGTCTTCTCCTTTCCTGTTAAGTCGCCAGAAGGTGCTTTAACTAGGGAGAGTATGACTGCTATTGAGCATCTTGAGCTTTGGAAAGTATATGCAGAGTACTGGTGTGAACATAAGCCCTCCATAACTATCTCTGTAAAAGAGGATGAATGGCTCAAGGTAGGTTCATGGGTATACGAGAACTTCGATTATATCTCAGGAGTATCCTTCCTGCCTTACTCAGATCACACCTATCAACAAGCCCCATACACTGAATGCACTGAAGATGAGTATAAAGAGTTGTTGACAAACATGCCTAAATCTATAGTATGGGAAGAGCTAAAGAAGCTTGAAGTAGAAGACACTACCACAGGCTCTCAAGAATTAAGCTGCACAGGAGATGTCTGTGAAGTTGTTGATATTGGTTTGTAGGTTACAATGATAAAAGAAATCCAGATAACTGATGACATGCGGCAGTGGGCCGATAGGAAAGCTTTCCTGCTTGGTGAGTTAAACAACTCTATAATCAGGGGTGCAGGGTCATTAGCTGGATACTTGGGGGAGAAGATAGTCGTAGACGTTCTGGGTGGTTCTCATCAAAACACCTTTGATTACGACCTTACCCTTGGGGATGGCACAACAGTAGATGTCAAAACCAAGCAGGTATCTTCTCCTCCAAGAGACTACTACTCATGTTCAGTTGCTAAGTTCAATGCTAAACAGAACTGTGATTCTTATGCTTTTGTTAGGATTAAGAATGACTTTACTATGGGATGGTACTTAGGTAAAATAACTAAAGATGAGTTTTTTAAAGTAGCTACTGAACACAAGAAGGGAGAGGTAGACCCAGATAACGGCTTTGTATTTAGAGCAGACTGTTACAATCTACCAATATCTATGTTAGAGGCTAGTAATGAGTAAGAAGGCTGATGCGCTCCTTTACAGGATGTCCGTATCAATTACTTCAAGTGGAGATATAGCTTTGGATTTTGAGGGTCCCCCCTCTGCCAAAGATATAGAAAACATTTTTGATAAGTGGAATCCTGAGTTTGAACACACAAAAAAAATAGTCTCGCTGGTAAATTACCTACGAGACTATAGTGATCAGCAGTACAGGGATTTTAAAGGTATTATTTATTAGGTATCTTTTTATCCTCTTTTGGTTTCACTGCTTCTTCATAGTATACTATCAGTTCTTTCTGCTGCTTAATAAACCTTTTTAGCTCAGACATATTCAGTGCAAGGGTTTCGTAGTCTCTTACGCTTATAGCGTAGAATAGGAAGTCACCCTTCTCTTGGGTAAACCTTGCCTTGAACTCTTCAAAGTTACTTTCATTAACTACATAAAAGTATATACCGTTCATGTCCACAGGTCTGGGACGATTTTGAATAGGTACGTTTCTACTAGCCTCTACAGTCTTAATCTGTAGGGGCATTATTTTTCTAAAGGTGTCGCAACCACTACTTAGCAGGAGAAGCGGGAGCAGCACCAGAGATAATTTCCAGTGATTTAAGAAGTTTCTTAGTTCCATTATTTATTTTCTCTTCTGCTAACTTAGGGTCTTTAATACTAAGAGCTACTAAATTACTTTTTCTTAGCCTGTTTATTAAAGTGTCTCTGTACGTATTGGCTATATCAAGTCTGGTTTGAAGTTCAGTGTTTAACTTCTGAAACTTGTTTCTGTCTTCTTCCATAGTTTTTATAGTGTTATCTTGGATTGCTTTAGCAGTGGCTAGCTTCACATTATTCTCAGTCAAAGTCTGTATGCGCTCTTGCGTATCCTTGTAATAGTAATACGCACCATAGCCAGCACCGCCAAGCAATCCAAGCACTATCAATAGAAGATAGAGTTTAATCATTTAACAAGTTTATTCTTAGCCTTGAGAACGTTCATTCCCAGTGTGTTGATAGCTGTTAGAATGCCCTGAAGTTTTTTATTGTCAGCTTCGTTGGGCGTAACAGCAGCCACTACTGAGAAGCCACCTAACACGGCAAGGGCTACAACGATTACGGTAATAATTAGTGTCATTTTTATCTCCTAAATTGATCTAGTTCTAGTTCACGGATTTGTGATTCGGTCTTTTCTTTTCTTTTAATATTTTCGTGATATCCAAGACCATTTATAAGTACAGTAAATAGATTAGGGTCGTACTTTCGTATGGCATCTCCATTAGTTTCTATTATTTCAATAACGGCATCTACCATCTTAGGGTCTTTCATAATCTTAGACAGGGCCTCTGCTTTCTTCTTTCTAAACCCAAGAAGTGCTACCTCAGTTGCTACGTACTTAGGGCTAATAACTCCTCGCGCAACACTGTAAGTACGAGACAGAAGAGACTCAACGCCTAAACCTTTAGGAGTTGTGACTTTAACTCCTGCACTAGAAACAGTGTCTCTATTTTGAATCATCAAAAACTGAGCCATTCTAGTTAGCCCGGTAAACTTCTCCTCGCCTATGATACCTCTAACCGTATTAGAAACATCTCTGTCAAGTACAAGCGAGTATAGTCTCTCATAGTCAAAGTCTCTCATATATTGACCAACCCTAGCCTCTCTCATCACTCCGTATGAAGCGCGGGAGATAGCCTCTAATGTAAGATCAGACATAAGCTCTTTTACGGCGTCATCTCCTACACCTATCTCTTTTGCTACTTGAGGAAGAAGAGTATCAATTCTAGACTGTCCCTGTGGATTAAGAATGAAGAAGTTCAAGAAGCTATCATAGTCGCTTATCTGTGTGGCCCCTTGCTGCTCCGGTCCAAATCTAGCCATGCTCTTCAAGAAGTTCTCTCTTAGATTAGCCTGTGCTTGAACATTCTTAGCCGCCCGTTTAACTGCACGGTCAACCTGCGCTTCCGTTCTGCTTAGAAGTTTAGTTCCTCCAAAGAAGTTATCAACTGCTAGATTGTACTGTGTAACTCTATCAAGATCAATAAGCCCAGCCTTCTCAAGCTCTTTTAGTGCAGGGCTTTCTAAAATTTTACCACCAGCTTGATTAGCCCTTGAAAGAAGCTCTCCCTCTACAAGCTTATCAGCAGAGGATACTTTTCCATCGCGAGGTATGAGAGGCTTTATGCCCTTTGCTTCAACTATACCTGATATATGTCGGGCAAGCAGATCGTTTAACAGGTTTCGAGTAATCTGTTTTGCTTTTCCAGTTAAAACATACTCGCCTGTATCACTGTAAAACCCACCAAATGTTTTTTCTAGCTGTTTTACTAAATCTACACCATCCTGTTGTTCTCCAGAAATAAGCTTATTAAAGTTAATCCATTTTATAGGGTCTACTTTATGAGTGCCGTTTGGATTAAAGTGGTCTACATTATAGCCTATAGGGTTTCCTGCTTTGTCTCTATAGCGCATGACTACATTATTAATGTAGTTTGTTTTTGCCCTGCGTATAGCTTGACCTGCCTCTCCTTCTTCAGGGATAGTGTCTATAATGCTTCTAGACAAACTGCCCATTTTTTCAGAAAGCTCTCTCTTGCTATCGTACATCTTCCTAGCTTGCTCTGAGAACTTAGATGAATACTCTTGTATATCGCTTACTGTAGCGTTAATTCTAAGGTCTATATCAAGCTCTTCACCAATTTCTCTAGCAATTCTGAACACATCAAAGTCTGTAAAGTCTTGAGCAGCCCCTGCGTATTCAGACCTAAAGAAGCCCTTTATCTCATTATAGTTAAAGTTATCTGCAGTGATACCCTCAAGAACATCATCTGCTACGCCTTTCTGTTTCATAGCCGCTTTAAACTCTTCTAATATAACTTCTTTAAGTTCTATGTTAGAGTCTAAAGCTTCTTCTACAGCAGCTTTGCCTTCAATGTTTGATAGCGCCTCTAGAGTAGAAGAATTACCAAGTTTTTTACCCTTTAGTATTTGCTTTACTTTTTCTAATCTTGTCTGACCAATGACATTATCTGCAGTTCCATACAGATCGTCTAACCAATCTGTAATGTCAATCTCATCTCCGTACTGAGAAAGCTCTTCAAATTGCTTACGGGCCTTGCCTGTAATCGCTGCTTTTCTATTCCTTGCATATGTTGCTAAGGACTCTGCAGCATTCTCCGCATCTATTTGATACTTTTGAGGATCAAGAAAAGAGTCAAGAAAACGAACTAAGTCAGTCTCAGTTTCTCCTACAGCCTCTTCTACCTGTTCCAATCTGCGTGTAGCTTGACCTTCAAGCTCAGGAACGGCTTCTTCTGTAAGCCGCCTAACAGCGGGATCACCCATATCTCCTGCATCATCTAAAAGACTGTTACGGGTAATCTGTTCTACAAGTTCAGATAGACTTTCTTTATCTTTTACATTCTGTGTAAACGCAGGGTCAGCAACTAAGTCTACAATCTCTTGAACGAGATCATCTAACTGTGCTTTATCATTGCCTATCTCTTCAACCTGCTTAGTGCTAGCAGCTTGCATCGCGGATATAAAGCTATCGAACTTAGAGTTCTGTACACCAGCATCTCCAGCAGCCCCTGCCAGCCTGTCTAACAGCCCACGAAACTCTACAAACTGTTGCTCTATATTTCTTTCATTCTCAATTAACTGAGTAATTTCTTTAGTATTTTTTAAGGTTTTGGCTAGACTAATGTTCGCTTCTGGAATGGCCTCCCGCATCATCATAAGGGGAATAAGGCCAGTGGCCTTGCCCATAGTAGTTTGAAGAAGCTCAGGGTCCACCCCAGCTTCCGTAAGGTCTACTCTAATATCATTCAGTAGCTTTAATTGTCCGTAGACGTTAGTTCTATCTTCTTCAGGTAATGACCTGATAAACCTAGCAAAGCCATTGAGAGACTCTTGTTCTTTTTTTGTAAGGTTGCTTTGCTTAGGTATTATCCCCGTCTTAGCAAGCTGCTTAACCTGTTCATCACTTAATGCACCCAAGAAGCTTCCAAAACCTACAATTGCAGACCCAAAACCTTGTCCTGATTTAACCAACGCTTTATAGGTTTTATCAAACCCTACAGAGCTAAATATGCCTCCCCCCAGAGCGCCAAACAAAGCACCGAACTCTTCTCCATAAAGATTTCCCGCTATAGTTGCTCCAGTAACAGCACCTACTTCAGTCATAGGTATTTCTAAAAACTGTTTGGGAATATCACTAACACGTTTTCTTCTAGCAAAGGAAAGAGCGGCCTCTTCACTGTCTATGAGAGTCTTATCCTTAGATTTTCTAGCAGAAGCTACCTTCTTTCTAGCCTCTCCTATTGCCCTGTTATTCTCTGCAACAGTCTTAAGTAAAGGCTTCTGTTTTGAGGTAAGAACGGCTCCTACTCTTTTTGCGTATGCCGCTTTGCGTACACCGCCTAACTTAAAAAAGTTAGTTATAGCAAAGGTTGCTTTATCTGCAATCTGCAGAGTAGCCTTGGCTATTTCTTCATCGGTAGCCTTTAAGATATCTTTACCCATGATATCTTCCGCCTCTTTAACTAACTTTTTGCTGCCCCTTGTAAGAAACTTTATACCAGCAGCCGTGCCGCCTATAACTTCAGGAATAGCGCGAACTACCTGCTCCGTTGTAGAGGCCTCTGCTCGCCAGTAGCCTGTAAGTTCATCAGCCTCTCTTGCAGTTACAGTGCCAGCCTGACCTGCTAATCTATCTATAACCCCCTTAACAAACTCTCCTTCATTCTTTAACTCTGGAGACTCATCAAATATTTTTTTAGCAGTTGATAGTGCTGCCCCTGCCAGAGATCGGTCTTCTTTTTCACGAAGGTTGTCAAAGTACTTTTCATACCTTTCTGAGTCGTACACTTTTTGAGGTTTTGTAAAAAGCGTTTCAGTTTGTCCTCTGCCTTCAGTTCCAGTATCAAGTCCAAGAGGAACTGCAATAGTATTAGCCACGCCAACAATATTATCTACAAAGAATTTACCAATTGAAAAACCTGTACGTGCAAGACCAAGAGTATTCTCTTCACCCGGAAGCCTCTCAATGGCGCGTTCAATAGTTTCAGCCCGTGTAGTAAGCTGATCAACATTCGTTATAGAGGGTACGCCACCTACCTCTTCCTGTTCTTTCGCATATGCTCTCATCAATGACGATGAAATATCTACAGTATCCTGTACGTCTTCGCTAATCGTAGTATCTTCAATACGCTGTAAAACAGCAGGGTCGGGTTGGAAGGGCGCAGGAGCTACCGGCTCTTGTTTCTCCTGTTCATCTTCTTCGTATGAGTATATTCCCATAATTTAACCCTCTCCTCCGAATAGCTTATTAAGTCTTTCCCCTAAACCGAACCCGCCTCTAGACGCTGGGTCTTCTACCTGCTCAGGTTTTTCTGGAACAATATTAAACGAACCGTCAGCATCGTATTTAATATTTACTAGCTTACCAGAAGTCACATCAAATATCTGACCATGCATGTCCTGTACACGCTTAAGACCCTCTATAAATGCATCACTAGAAATACCTTGCTGCTGTCTTAAAGGTTCAAGCCTTTTTAACATTTGCCTAGCTTCAGGATTTACAACGTAGGGCTTACCCCCCAAGTCTTGTATTTTGCCAGAACTCCCTTTCGTTACAGTTTCAATGCCCCCGCGCCACACCTCTGGATTAAAGTTGTTACCTGCTAGCTGCGATGCTCTACTTAACAGGTTTGTTACAACGCCAGCACCTTCCTGCTGGAGGCTACTGCTTGTAATTCCTAGTTCTTGCTGTTGTCTTGCTATTGCACCATCTACGTTAGTATCGGTATAGCCCAATACGCGAGAGAATTTTTTTACAGAGTCATAGAGGGCTGCATTTTTATCCTCTTTTAATTCTTCATAAAGTCTACCTTTAGAAATAGTATTGTTTATAAGATTTGCTACAAAATCTAATTTTTGCAGCGTCTGTTCTAAGTTATCGGTGGGGCCACCCATCATTTTTAACGCTCTTTCTACGTCAGTATCAGAAATGGTTCGGCCACCAGTGCCGCCCTGAAGAATAGAAGTTAACTGGTACGCAAGCATATTCTGTAACATTTCTACTTGTGCAGCAGCCACACCTTTAGCATCTTGAGAGGCTTCTGCACTAGATAATTTTTTTCCTATTTCTCTAAGTCTACTTTGTGTTTTAGAAGACATTGCTCTATATGGTTTATTATCTTTAGTGTTATAGCGAATTTGAGTACCACTATCTATAACAGACTGAGCTTGAGCACTAAGATTTTTTACAAAAGAAGGAACAGAAGTCATCAGTGCTTGAAAGCCCGTTAAAATACTGCTACCAACTCCTACAACTTCAACTTGTTCTCTTAAAGCATTTAATGTATTTTTCGCTGCTGATGCAAGAGGACGAGACTCCTGAACCATCTTTATTTCTGCTTTAATATTAGTATCGTTTTTAGAAAGTTGTTGAATTGTTTTAGGTTGAGGCCTAGCATTTACTTTAGGTCTAAAGCTAGCATTTTGTCTTCCATAGAGTGATACTAAAGAGTATGCTTCATCTTTTAAAGTTCCATCTTCATTAACAAACCCATTATCAGGGTTATACAACCATTCTCTTGCTTCTTTAATTTGCTGTTCAGTGCCACTACCAATTTGAGAAAAGTATTTAACAGTAGGACTAGACGCTGCTACATATAGTTTATTAATATCAGAGTCGTTACCTGCTCCCGGATCATAGGGGCCTATAAGTTTTAACATTTCTGCTCCAGCTTGAGCAGGGTTCATCTTACTTCGCCTAACACTACTAAAGGAAGCGATAGCATCTTTAACTTCGGGAGTATCCGGCATTCTAAGATTATTGCCAAGAACCCTTGTTTGAGAAACTTCAGGACTTCCTGTTTGTGGCATTTTTGTAGTGTTGTCTTGTATGCTTAAAAAAGCATTTCTTACAAAAGGGCTTCCTTTCAATACACCGCTGTAAATAGCAGCAACATCAGGATCAGGATTTGAATCCGTTGAATTTAAATTATACGCCATCTGATATACAGAAAGAAGTTTACGTTTAAGCTCTGGACCCGTCTTTGCATCGTTGTAAGCTGCTTCAAATTTTTCAGGCTCACTAACAAAGGCAGTCAAGGGATTGACGACCCTCTCCCGCTCTGATGCTCCTTTGAGCCATTCAAAACCACCAGCACTAGAATAGAGTTTTGCCCTATTTGCTTTTTGTCTAAGCTTTTCTGCCTCTATTTTAGCTTCTTTATTTATACCAGCAACTTTTGCTGCTGATTTTGCGCGTGTTTTAGCAGCTTCTTCTGCTGATGTTGCACCTTGATCAGCAGCGTATCTGCGGGATGCTGCATTTATTCTAGCAGCATCTAAGCGGGCTTCTGCGCCTGTTGTAGCAGTCTTTTCCTCTGCTTTAAGTCGCCTCTTAAGAATTAACTCTTTAGTAGCCCTATCAAATTCAAGTTTGTTAAGTTCTCTCTGTTCCTCTTGTTCTGCTAACTTCTCTGCTGCCTGAGTCTGCTGATACTTATTAATCTGATTATTTACAGCGCCCAAAGCTCCAGTTGCAAACGACATAAAAGGTGATACCATTATACTAATTCCTCTTGTTCTTCTTCCATAGACATAAAGCCTTCATCCACAGGAGTAGGCTCAGACATCTCTTCCATATCGCCCATCATGCCGCCTTCTGTTACTTCTTCTCCTTCAGGAGACTCATCAAGGTCTTCTAACAGTACATCAGCAGCATACATTAGCTTGTTATACATATCCGGTCTGTTCTTCTCCATAAGCTCAAGAACGGCTTCTTCAGACACCATGTTCTTCTCTTTTGTAACTTCAGGATCAATGTTAAAAATTGTAGCCGGAATCTCATTCTCTATAGCTAACCCCATAAAGTGCATAGCTATCGGAGGCTTGAGTATTTCAGCCATGTCGGGTGTCCAGTACCCCTCGCTAAAACCAGCAAATACAATGGTATTTGTTATCGCTTCAATAGGAGTACCGGCTAATAGCAGTCGCAAGAAGTTCTCTTCAACATCTGGCTTCTCCACCCGCTCAACCACATACATCATCGCTTCTTCAGGATTTGTATATACAGGAGGTTTTTCCCACGCCCAGTTCTGAGGGGGCTGTGTAAGAGAATGTCCGGGGATAGGGGCGTTGAACCTATCAATAGCCTTTGTGCTTCCCGGCTCTGGAGATTTTAACTCCTCAATTTTAGGATCGCGGTAATACGGATCAGGATTTAATGGCATAGTTTATTCCTCTACACATACTGGCTTTGTCTAATATTAAGGCCTCTTAAGCTGCTAGGATTTGCAATGGTGCGGCCCTTGGGAGTATTAGTCCCTGCAATCAATTCGCTTAAATCTCTAACGGGCTTACCACCATTAGCCGCCATAGCCTGCATAGCTGCTTGCGCTCTAGGAGAAAGACCTGCTAACTGTGCAGAACGGGCAACACCCGGATCACCCACTGGTCTGGTTGGTAGCATTCTTGCTGCAGGGCTTCTTGGCCCAGCATTTTGATTTGCTTGACCCCTTTGGCCCCCTTGGCCCCCTTGTCCTTTAAGAACAGCACCCGCAGCACCTGCAAAACTTTTAATTAATTTAGCCGTTTCTTTGTCTACACCTAAATTTTCGTACAGGAAATCTTGTGCCTGTTTAAGGTAGCTACGGTCATCATAAGGCTCAAAGTAACCGCCTTTTTGATAATCTCCACTACTATAGCCGTATTCATCGAATCCATCCCCACCGCTAACATATGTAAGAAAGGAATCATCTATATTTCCTTCATCATCATAGTTAAGATTCTGATCGGGATAATCATCATAATCATCAGAAGATGTGTAATTAAAAGTAGAGGCACTGCTTCCACCACTGTCAAATGCAGAGGTTACGCCATAGTATGCATCGCTAACAAACTCTGAAATGCCATCAAATATACTAAAATCCATTTAAGCCCCCAATACGCCAAAGACGCCCTGAATAACGGTATTACCCAATGTATTGTAAAAAGTATCTTCAGCTTGCTTCTCATACAATTCAGAATTAAAATCCTGCTGCTGTGCAAGTACTGCAGTATTATGCGCCCTCTGCGCTGCATTCTCAGAAATAGTTACCATCCATCCTGCCTCATCTCTATACCTCTGCCAAAGTTTATCCATGCTTGATTGTGTTATACCAAGAAGGTTAAGTGCGTTAGTCCGATTAACCTCGTTCTCTTCTGCAGTATTAGCCGTATTGATATTTCTACGCCATACAGCATTAGACTGTTGAATTAAATTTTCATTGTTTACGTTAAACTGCTCCCTAGCATCGTTTAACTTTTCATAATATCTTGTAGATGCATTAGTCTGGTCAGTATTAAACTGGTCCATAGCGGCTAACCGACTAGCATTAGCGTTCTGTACCTGAGTATCAAGCTCTGTAAAGAACTGATCCACCTGTAGCTGAGACTTAGCATTAAACTGTCTAGCGGCATTCTCTTGCGCCTGATCAGTAAAGAGTTTCTGAAACTGTGACTGCAGGTCAATAGTTTTTAGCTGCTGTTCGTTAGTAAGGTTTTGTGTGTCTATCTGAAGAAAAGCGCGGGAGTTGTTTACCGCTGCTGTCATTCGCGCATCTAGATTAGCTTTATCCATTGCAGCGTAAGTAGCGGCATTCTGTAGAGTAGCCTGTTGTTTATTGTTTAAACTTTGAAGCTGTATAGTAGCATACTTGTTAGCATCCTGTGTTGCTATAGGTATGCCAGATTCCATTATAGCTTGGCTAATAGCAGCCGCTGCCATAGAGGACGCTCCTAGCCCTCTCTGAGACATCATAGAGCCTACATTACGTACAGCAGGAGCAGCCCAAGGAGGAGGAGGTTGCCCCTCTTCAAAAGATTTAAACAGTTCCCCTAGCTGAAACTTTACAGTAGCTTTTTCATCTAGCTCTTCTGTAACTCCTACTGCAAGAGCTTCTTCAGAAACTGCACCCTGTATATCTCCAACAACAGATTGTGCAGAAAGCTGGCCCTTAGCCGCTTCAAATTCAGGAGTTCCCTCTTCAACAAAGGACTGATACGTAGCCGCTGCTGTTCTAGTAGGAGTGGGAAGTTCTAGCCCTGTCATACTAGCCGTTTGTATAGGAGGAGCAACATCAGCAAGCTTTTCAGAAGAAGCAAAAAGCTCATCCTCCTGTAAAGTTCTAGGAGTAAAAGGTACTTTTGCAGCTTCAGGTATCTGATAATTAGGCTCTGATAGATTAGCCTCTTGAGCAACCCTATCTAAAAGCGATACTTGTCCCTGCTCCTCGTCAATCGTCAGCGGTGTGACATCTGTAGCAGTTGCTGTTGATTCTGTCTCTTCAGCCATTTAGTTATTCCTTATGTAATCTTTCTTTAAACAAGTCTTCGGCCTGTTCTTTACTTTGCTGCTGTGTTAGATTTTGAGTGATAGCTGCCAACTTTGCTTCAAGCTCTGCATTTTTAGACATAGCTGCATCCCTTTGACGAACTAAAACTCTTATAAGATTTTCAGTGTAAGTGTTATCCATTTCCTTCTTCATCTTTAGCTCCTTTAAGCATTGCCCATAACCTAAAGATTAAAAGTATAGAACCGCCCACAAGCATAAACAATTGAAGAGTCTGCTCTAAATGTTGCAGCCATATAGGAGTTGACACAAGGCTAGTTCCTATAACTGCATCTACTATATTTTTAATACTTTCAGGATTCTTAGGGTCCATACTATTATACCTTTTTTCAAGTAAAAGTCAAGTTAAACATTGTATTAAGAAGCAGTTCTAGAACTTGCTACAGGAGGATGTACACCATTATGCATTTTCCTTAAAGATTCCGTTGCAGACTTTAAACTATCTATATCTGCTTGCATCTTTGCTGTAGCCATGTGTTCTCTTCTAAGATTTTCAGGGCTATTCATTTGAGCAAGTATGTCAAGACGTTGTTTTTGTGTGCTATGGTAGGTGTCTAACGTATCTACACGTTTATCCATAGCACGAAGTCTTTTTTCAATATCTGCTAAGTTTTCTAATATAACTTTAATCTGCATTTTGCCAACAGCAGCAGCACCAGCTACAGAAAAAAGTATACCGCCAAGAGTTATGATCAGGCGAAGATCAATTGCTCCATCCACTTTAGTTACTTTCTAATACAAAATTAAAAGCTATACTAACTCGTCTTTCAGATTTATTTGGCATTACACTATGTAAAAGATAGCTAGGAAACATAATTAAAGCACTCTCTACCGGCCTAACAAACATTTGAGTTAAATTTCTTTCATTTTGTTTTAATATTGGTGTGCATCGCATGTTGTCGTGAAAAGGGGATTTAAATACTAAAGGCCCATCTTCCTTTGAAGCACATGGATAGTAAATTGCACTTATGTCTGAATCGGGATGATTATGTGTTTCTTGAGAATGTCCTGCACTATATGCGTTCAACCAAGAGTCTCTAATTTTTAATTTGTAGTTAACCGTGTCATATTCTAACAGATCACAAAACTCATTTGCTACACTTAGTACAGGGTCTTTAAGCTGTAAAAAATTAGGGTGATCAATTATATTTTCTCCAACTCCAGAAACATATAATTCGCAACACCAATTAATTGGTTTTTTATTCTTATTATTTTTTATAAAAGTATCTAAATTGTCTAAAATGCCCT